GTCCCCCAATACCCCGTCCCCACCGGGCCAGGGGTCGAATCAAACTACCCAGCGGCGGCATTCAGACCTCTTTCTGGCATTAACTGTTCAGCCGTAAAGATACCCGCAAAGAGTACCCCAAGAGATTTCAAAATCGGACCGAGATAATTGATAAATTCAGGAATCGCCTCCATTGGTCGAAGCTGGGCATCAAGAGCTTTTCTTTCCGACGCGCTCAGGGCATCCAAGTCGATCTCGTCCAAGTTCTTAATCTCATCATGAGCGCGATATTTTCCAGTCCCTCCCACCCTTCCAACCAAGAAGTTACGACCGCTCTTGTCCGTGAACCGCGCTCCTGACGACGGAAAACCATGCTGGGCACGCAGGTATGCTTCGTGTATCAAATTCTGAAGCCTCGCCTCAGACTCAGGAGCTAGCACACCCTGTTCTTTTAGAATCTTCAGTACCGATTGAAAGCGGTTCTTTAACGCTATCGACGATAAAGTCAATTTATAGTCGACATACTCTGGATCTGTTTTACGTGGAGTTCTCCACTTACCTTCGACTTCCAATTTCAAACGCGCACGAGGATTTTTGAGCGAGTTGCTCGTACGAAGCTCTTTAAGCGCCTCGTCTTGTTCGGGTCTGGTAAGAGTAGGATAGTACTCTTCGGCTTTTTTCTTCACATTCTCTATCTTGGCTTCCTCTGCAATACGTAATTTTCCAGTTCCTGAGGGACGACGACCTAGTTCTGTTTTGCGTGTCGCAGGCAGTTCACGAAGCAATCCTCGCTTCAACGCTGTGTACTTCTGCACTCCACCTGTAGGTCGATGAGCTAGAGGGTTGGCAAAAAATCTGGCTGCTTCGGGAACGGCAAGGCTCTTCGCAAACATAATATCTGACAACGTCTCCCGTGTTACTTTCTCCCCAGCTTCACGAAAGACCTGTCTCCACCACATCATGGCCGGGACTAGATGCGCCCCTGTTTGGCCGAGCGATGACATAATTTGTGTGACAGCCGTATCAAATGGACCCTCCCCGATGTCTGAAACAACCTTGGTTGGGAGTGCTGGGGGTGGAGCAACCGTCTCGACGGCAGGCGTTGGTGGTATTTTCGGAGCCGCTGGAGGAACGACTGGACGAGGTACTGGACGAGGTACACGAAGTCTCTGGACAAGAGGCGCTGGCGAAGGTGGCAGAGGTCGAACAGCACGAGACTGACCCTCCAAGACCTTCTCTGTAGCTTCTTCGAGTGTCGCTTTTGTCTGCAACTCATCTAACTGATCTATATTCCAAGGTCGATCCTGTCCAATCGCATCGGCGGCGGCATTTTCGGCTTTAGCTTTATGCAGACGAGACCTGTGTGCCGTGGGCCGCGCTCTTGTCCACGGTTCACCGGCCCGTTTAGTGAGTGGAGAATAACGAACTACTGCCTTAGGGTTTATTGCAGGAACGCTTGTACCAGCAATTTTCCCCGTGATTTCATCACGAACTTCTCCTACTCGTATGGGTTTCAGTCGTGAAAGCAGGTTTTCTATACCAAAAGAACCTGGTCTTGGTGTACTCCTTGGAACTAACTTACCGCCGACTAAACCAGCGGATTCCACACGTTGATCTATAAGAGCCTTACGCATTGCCTTAGGAAGCGCACTGAGACCTTCGCCGCCAGACCAAGTACCTGTCGTGGGATCGTAGGTGCCTACCTCCCTAGGTAATCCTTCCCACTTGTCAGTAATCCTGATCGGATCACCACGTCCTATCCGAACACTAGCTCCTGGTTCAAATTTAGGCGGTCCCTTTTTTGGAACATATTTTCCTGGTTGAGGAAACGATGTCAGGCCAGGAGTAGGAATCTCTCTAAGAGCACGAAGCATGTCCTGGGCTTCGGGATCGAGTACCTCACGCAACTCTATTCCGGTTTGACCCGGACGAAACTTTCCTTTGAGATGTTCAGTTATTTGTTTGCGAAAGGGAGGATCATCTCCAACACCCGGTATTACCTTGTATCCTAATCTCCTGATCAGCCGTGCTCCTACCTCCGCAGGTTGTTTTGCCCCACGTAATCCACGAAGAATCCCACTCGCTCCTCGACCAACGGGACGCAAAGTTCGACCAACCGGACCCAAAAGAATATCGGCCGCACCAAATCCAGTCTGTGCCTTCCAGGGTAAATCCTCTTCTCGACGTTGGATCGCTTCGCCGATATTTACGGCACCATAGGCCGATAATCCAGCCCCGCCCAGAATCCCTAGTGGTTGTAATCCAGGGACAAACCCAGCAGCCGTCAATGCTCCCAGAGCCATCTGTGCCCCAAGATGTGGGCCAGATGAAAAACGCCCCCACTGGGCAATATCTCCAAGTTTCTGTCGATAAACCGGGTCTTTACGAGATCGTTCGATATCTCGAAGTATGCTCTGACGTTCCTCCTGAGACGCTGCACTATCCAAGCGTCGTTTCAAGAGAAGCGCAGCCCACTTGGTTGATTCAGACGGCATAACAACTACGGTCTAAGTCGAAGAGTGCTTTCAAATGGATTCCGTGGATCTTGGAATCTCGTGGTAGAAGTAGTCAAGGGAATCAATCCCTTTGGAAACACTCCCGATTCGACGATACTTCTCAGTTTCTGTAGATTATCCAACAGATCATTGTATTGCTTATTTCGTATCTCGAACTCAGGAGTTCCTGGTGATGTCCCGCGAAGAATCTTCACTATTGCTTCCATCTTCCTCTCTGTATCAGGTATCCAGTCGCTTTGAGCAAGTGCTAATCCCCGCTGTGCAGTCAAACGCGAACGATAAGCTCCACCCGTTTCACCAGGAAGTTGAGTAAGTTCTTCTACTACAGGTTCAGATCCATAAATCTGTTCCACCGCAGCGTCTCTCTCAACTGCTCCGCCTCTCTCAACTTCTCCGCCTCTCACACCAGGAGGCTCATTTAGCTGTCCTTTGACGGATTCCATCCATTGAAGAACAAACCCTGGATTAAGGCCAATATCTTTTGCCGCCTTCAGGATATTTTCCTGACCTTCCTGTGATCGAGGGTCCGCATTTTTTCCTTCTGAGGATAATCCTGTCACCACGCTACTCATTAAATGAGCTTCTTCCCCAAGACTTAGACCTAACATTCCCCGTGGTGAAGTACCACCATACCAGAGCTCAGTACCACCAAAAGACCCTGTGACATCAGAAAATCGCAATTGACCAGTCTTCCAGTCTCTCGTCACAGCATAAATGACCGGTTCGCCGGTCTGGGGGTTTCTCCGTTCAATCCACTCAGGACGTTCATTCACATAAGCACTTATTATCGCCAGTCTTTCATGCTGTTCCTCAACGGCTTTTGCGTATGGGCCCTCCAGCCTCATTCGATCATCTGCTCTTCGCACAGCATTTTCCTCACGAAGATCCTCTAACATTTCTTGCCGTTTCACTGGAGCCAACGCCTCGATTTCGAGTATTTGATCCTCTAGCTGTCGAGGGAAGAATTTTCTGTGCATCTCCTCAGTGATGCCTAAAGTTTCACGAAGATCCTCTCCACGATATTCTCGTAGCCGTGCTTCTTGTTCAGATTCCTTTAGGATCGCCTCTTTCTGTATTCCCTCAAAGATATCCGCCTGGGGGCCTCCCCATTCAAGAGGAGTTCCACCAGTCGCTCCCGGCACAAAAGGACGTTCTGCTTGAGGTTGTGCTACTAGCGGAGCGAACATCTTTCCGGTTGTCCGAACATCTCGAAGTCTTGGATCATAGGAACGATCGGAAGGATCAAACCCCGCTCCAATAGTCTGCGTGCTGGTCAATGGTTCAGGTCTTGTAGATAAAGCGCCGGTCTCTGGATCGTAGCCGCCAACAATCGAAGTACTCGGCAACGCACGTCTGGCCTGAAAGTATTCCGGTCTGCCCACATCCCCAGCGATAGCTCCAGCAAGTTCCCGAGTCCACAGTCTCGGATCGTCTCCTAATCGACGCCTAATCTCTGAGCCACGCTGTGATTCTGTCGGAAGATACTGTCGAAGTGATGTTAGGGCCTGCTCAGGGGTATCCCCGTACTCCTGTTCTAAAGCCTTAGCATGTGGAATCAGTTGCTCCTCGGTCAGAAACCCTTCCCGTATTTGCTCTCCGATACGAGTAAGGAAATTCTGACGATCGGAGAGTTTTTGTCTCTGGATACGCTCCTGCTGAAACTTGACAGGAAAGAATCCGCCACCAAACCCCTGAATAATATTTCCCAAGTCTCTACGGGTTACTGCCATTACCGATATCCCCCGTTCCCGAGCGATCGAGAGGAGGCCCAACTAGCCGTGAGCGGTGAGGACGGCGATGAGAGGGGACTTTTTGGCAGCGGAGCCGCTTCTGGCGTCCGAGGCATCGACGGAGGACCCCCTGGTCCTGTCGGTCGAGACCCTTTTCGTCGCTGATATCCAGGCATCCCCTGTGGCTTGGCTTTCTTCCGACGACGCACCGGAGATCTCCCTGGAGTCATCACGCCACCCGCTGGATTTATCCCAGGACCTGGAGCCAGAGGCTGTGTCGGCTGGGACCCTGTGAACGGATTCATCGTCTGAGGTCCTTGATCAAATGGAGTAAACGCCATAAGTTTGTATCCTTACCTGAAATCGGCCCCATACGGAGCGTCAGCCCCTTCTCTGTAACCCGCGGCCCCTGTCTGAATCCCCTGGAGAAACATAGTAAGCAATGGCGCAAGCTCGGCAAATCGTCCCGAGTCTATCAATTCCAAGAATTTCGCCCGATCCAAGTCGTAATTAGCCAAGAACTCGTTCCATTTGATATTCCGATCCAGCACATCTAGTGCTGCTCTCGTTCGAACTTCCTGAACACCTGTTGTGGCATTGATAAACGAGACCAGATTCTGGCTTTGTGCTTGGGTTAAGTTGGACGATTGATTAATCGCGTTCGCAAGACGATCATCCTGACGCCGCGCCATATCCAACGTGAGTTCGGTGCGTAGTGCGTTCGCCTGGGTGTACCGCTCATCGGCCGAAGCACGTTGGAACGTCGCCTGTTGGCTCAGAGCCTCTAGTGCCGTGTTGTACCGGGCATCAGCCCGAGTCGCTTCGTCCAGTTGAATCTGCTGCGCGGCTTGGGTGTACATCGGGGCCAATCTCGCTTCGAGACGCTGCCCATACTCGATCTCGGGACCCTGGCCGAGCAATCCTCTCCCTGCCATCGCCGCACGGCCTTCAGCCAACTGGGACTGGCGCAAGATATCCAGCGGTGATCGGGCTGTTTCAATTTCCATCGCTCGGCGCTGATCGTCAGGGGGCAACTGTCCCCCGCGAGCGACCAGGCCACGTAAGATATCCTGGGTTTCCTGCTCAAGCGGCGTGGGGGCCGAGACGCCACTTGCTCCTAAAATCTGGTCAAGTATCGACCGCTGCTGCTGTTCATCCGGGGTGAGGCCCAAATCTCCACCAGACGCTATTAGATCGGAAAGTGCTTGGTTGGTCTGGGCGGTTAGTGGTGTGCGTACCTGTCCACCGCCCTGGAATAGCCCCTCCGCAGCGAGATTTTGCATCCGAGAAAGAGGATCATCGCCCACGCGAAGCGTCAGATTTTCCTGATACTCCGGGGGATACATCGGAAAGCTCGATGGGTCCACCTCTGTATGTCCCAGAGGATCAATATCTGGACGAGGTTCAAATACAGAGTCCGTTATTCCAGTAGGAGTTCCACCAAGACTCCGATTCGGGGTCAAAGTTGGGGTCAAAGTTGGGGTCGGAGTTGGAGTTGGAGTTGGAGTCGGGGCTAGAGTCGGAGTTGGAGTCGGAGTTGGGATCGGAGTTGGAGTCGGGGCTAGAGTCGGAGTTGGAGTCGGAGTTGGGATCGGAGTTGGGGTCAGAGGAGCTTCTTGATCAGGGTAAAACTGCCATGCTTCACCACCCCCACGATAGTTTCGCATGACATCTGCGATATTCGCAGGATCTGGGCCGAATTGAATACTCCCACCTCCGCCGACTTCGCTAAACGGGAGATCTGCCGCTTGCATTTGACGAAGCAAGTCTGAAAACCCGGCCACCGTCGCTGGGTAGTTTTGGGCAATATCTCGAAATCCACCGCCCCACTCAGATCCGAAGTCCTCATACCCTTGGAGATACTCAATATCTCCTGGCGTGAGATTGTACCCTTCCGTCTGATCAGGAAGAGGAACTTCATCTACAAGAGGAACTTCATCTACAAGAGATGTCTCAGGAGCTTCAGGGTAAGAGTAATACTGTCCAGATTCACCCGTCTCTTCTCCCTCTTCTTGAGGACTCCTAATAGAAAGTGTTTGATCCCAAGGTGGCTCTACAAAGGGGGAAAATCCTTGAGGGTCAGCAATAGGCGGAGGAATATACCCTTCTGCGGTCGTTCCCGGCCAGATATCCTCTGGCTCATCCCCTTCGTCATCCTCCCCGTACCCGTTAAACCACTTGTTGTAACTAGCCATCGTTATCCACCATTCTCATGTATCGAGATTCAGGTACTCATTGGAAATTGCTAGCCCTGAGGCGCTGGTTCTCTTGTGCCTCCATCATCCATTGGGTTGTCAGGCCATCCAACGGGAGTAGATTGAGGTTGTTCCTCATAACCAGGTCGATAGCCAGGAGGGGTATCTCTTCTCTTAATCCGTCGAATACTTTGCTGCGCCGTCGTGGGACCAAACTGGTTCGCTCCAAAGGTCAGCATCCCCGAAGCATCTCGCTTTATCCCCATTAACCCGAGGGCGTTTTCGACTTCCTGTAATCCGCCACCAAGCATCGGTTGTGGGGGTGACACCTGTTCTGCTGTCCCAAAAACCTCTTGACCAGACTTTGCACCTTCAAATGGTGCTGTTGCTCCCCAATCTACCCCAGACCGACGAAGGAGTTCAGGTCGAGATAGCGCCGGATCTCGACCGGTAACACCCACATCGACTACTCCGCCCTTGATAAATGGCGGGGACTGCACAAACGCTCCAGGAAGCGAGATATCTCTGGCGGCTCGTTGGGCCCCCACCGCCCCCACTCTTCCCACATCCCCCATATATCGCTGATACAGATCTGGAATCTCAAAGTCCGTTCTCCCAAGCGGCATACCAGTAATCTCATCAGTATCACCACCACCACTGAGGTAGCCGCCAACGCCCCCCATCGCGCCAGCCAACCACGGAAGATAAGAGGCATCGGCTCCGCTCATTTCTCGATCTCCTTAAGAAAGGCTCTTCTCGGGACTTCGTGAAATCCTAATCGCTTTATTATCGCCAATCCACGTCGATTGTCACGTTCCACAGAAGCCATAAAGTGTTTAATCCCTAACCGAGCAGCCTGTCGCTCGGCCGCGTGCGCCACCTGCAGGCTATATCGTCGTGAGTCCGGGGCGATATACAGATGTGGCTGCCCAAAGTCACGATTCGGCGTCACATTCGTGACACCCGTAAACCCAATTGTCTCATCCCCTCGATCTACCATCGCAAACACGGCCCAGCCCTGATCGGCAGCTTGAAGCAAACTATTCATCGCCAAGGTGCACGCGAGTTCGTCGGGAATGGATTGCCCCATAAACGACTCGAATCCCGTGCGATCGGTTCGATACCACGTAAGAATACGTGGAGGATCGCCAACGGCGTACCCCCGGAACTGGATGTCCGATTCATCCCTCCTCGGCAGTATATCACTGGGCTGTTTGGAAACTAATGGCACCACGAATATCCACGTTATTGGTCACACTTGACGGCCACGACGCATGATCCGTACGATAACAATAGAGCTTATTCGTTCCCCCGGTGGTGATGTACCCCTCTGTATCCACCGACCCTTTAATAATCAACGGCCCCGTGAAAGTCGTCGCAGTTGCCGATAACCCCTGCGGAATCTGAATACGGAGCTCGTTGCCCATCCCGGAACCGGTCGTCGTGTCTTCCAGAAAGAAGTTGATCGTGACGAACTGGCCCATCTTGATAAATTGGTAGAGCTTCTGATCGGCACTCGCCACGGTCCAGGTCCCTGAATTGGCGGTGAAATTGCCAGCCAAAAAGGGCGTGGTGCGCCAGCCTAACTCCTGCTGCATCCGCTGCAATCTCCGTCGCGTGTCAATCGACGAGAAGTAAAGTGACCGCATTGACCGCTCCGTGACAGACCCCGATTCCTCCCGAATTCTCGCAAAGTCAGGGGTCGGGAAATCCAGCGGGATATTCGATCTAGCCATACGGACTCTCGGTCCACGACTCAATCGGGAGGCAGTCGCAGTCATGAACATGCGTCTGATGCCTCACGCACCAGTAGTTCTCACAGTCCTGACAGGGTATCCAGATGGCTGGCATGTCTTACGGCTTTCCCCGCACCCCCAACCTTCTGAGCAGGTTGTCTATGAATTCAGCCGTCGCTTCTCCTGGCGCTTCTTCCTTGATAACGCCACCCGCTTCTTCAAGAGCGTCTTCTCTGATCCTTCTCCCCATGACGTTCGCATGTTCGATGAGGTCGCCAAGGATTCCAGGCTTCTTCGACCGTGTTTCCGCTGCACGCTCCCATAAAGCTACTGACTTTTTGAACTCTGATCCCCTCCTGGTCTTATTTATCAGACCAGGACTGGTATAACCTGGAGTTGTTAGGCTTTTCCCAAAATTGTGCCACCCTTTGTCGTCTGGCAATAAGATATTCCGCCTCTGGACATTCTCCAGGGTGTCTTCCCCGAGCATCGTCCTGAGCGTCCGACGCTTCGTGGGGTCAAACGGAATATTCATATACTTCCGTATCGCCTTGATCGCCGGTTGGCTTACCCTTGAAACACCTTTCGCGGCAGCCTTCACTACCGGACCACCGAGTGCCGCCAGCAATAACTCAGTCGAAACCTCTCGGGGCGTGGACGGTATCAGCGTTCGGGCTACCCGTTTCACCCCGGTTTCCCAGGCTGGGTCAAATACACTCGTGTCAAATAGTGGTTCCCACGGAAAGGGTCGGTCACGCGGATCAGTTCTTAGACGCTCAGAGTCTCGCGCAGGGCGGAGCGTTCCCCGACCCTGCATCGTATCAGCGCGAGATCGTCGTTGAGCCACTTACTGCAACCGCCTCGTCGCCCCTGGCAAGACCTGGAAGCCGAGCGTCATCCCCTCCAGGCTCCATGATCCATTCTGGGCATCGTCACTGATGCGAATCCGACACCCGACATCCTGAATAAAGTCACCATTGGAACCTTCGAGGTTAATAATCCTCTGAACAGAGTCGAACGGCAGCGTGATATTGGACTCGTCATCAGTCTGAATACCATTCCCATCACTGGTGATTAACTGCAGCCCCAGCGGTTCGAGAGACTTGCTGGCACTCCCACGTCCCACAGCCTCATCCGAGGAGCTCCCGGACATCCATTCCACCGTCAACGTCACATCTGATTCAGCTTCGGCAACGATATCGAGCCACCGAAATCGCTTCACATACGACATCAACTGCTGGGGCGACTGCGTGCTCCACGAGTTATCCGTGCCGTAAATCACCTTGGTAATCCACCGGGCCGGGATATCTGATCCGTCAAAGCTATCGCCGTCAAAGAACGTGTAACAGAAGCCGCCCTTGCTCGTCTGCGCTTCGCCGGTCAGAATCACCTGCGTATCGCTAGCGGTTTCAATCGTCGTGGACGCCGACATCGGCATGTCAGGCCACACATACCAGACTCCCCAGCGATAGTTCCAGACCACGACCTGGTTCGGTTCGGCCGCATCGCCGCCAATAGTCGGACCAGCCCAGAACCACATAATGTGGCCGTTTTCAATGTCATGCGTAGCATGAACCTTGGAATGTTGGGCGTAGAGCGCCGTCTTGAGTGTCTCCTTGACCGGCGTCGAGATGATGGTGTCGTTATTCCCGTCAAAGAGACGAATGTCCCCGAGTGGAGTGAAATAGGCCAGCATCACACGAGGTGTCGTGACCTGAGTTCCTGACGAGTTGGTATAAACCGCTCCCGCTGGCACCGTCACCACCGACCGCTGAGAAACTGCGCCGACCACAGCATTGGACTTGGTGCGCGTCCAATCCATAATGTCCGAAACTATTTGTCCGGTGCCACTGACGGTCCAGATGGATCGTTCACAGAACACGACCAGCATTCCCTCGAAGTCCCCCACCATCCCGGTAACGATGTCTCCCACCGAGCTTTGATCTGTGAAATCGAGATAGTTGTTGACTCCCACCTGATCAGGGAGTCCTGGATCTGACCAGAAGACTCGTCGAGGATTGGCGTTGGTGCGCCCCCACCAGAGGCGTTGTTTGTGTGGCTCACAGAAGTAACTCCCGGATGCAGGAGCATCGCCATGTTCCTGATTGACCCGATTAGCCAGAATGTCAAGGTCTGACGCATTATCGGTGTAGGCGACTGTCGTGCGTCCATCAATAAATGTCACAAAATAGAACGTCGTGCCGGTTCCGGTGGTGCGATACAACTCGTAGCCCGTGATGTCCGTGTCGCTATCGGCCGACCATGAAAGGTTGCTCTGCTCATCCTGAAGCTGGATGATATTTGAGGTCACGGACCCCGCCGATCGGGTCTCTGCCCCATCAACACTGACCAGTTTCCAACTATAACTGCCGTTCAACTGTCCCGTCGCCGTGTTGACCGACGCGGTGGGAGTTGGGGACTTTGCCGAGGGACCAGCGGTGGAAAGCGCCGATCCATTCCACGCTCGAGGAGCTACCACCCCATTTGCGAAGAACAGGGTATTATCCACCTGGGAAAAGTCGGGGATAGACCCCACGGACCCACTCCCGAGATCAATAATAAACGTCCACGCCGCCCCATCGTTGGTGCTGTACCACAGTTCATATTCGCTCGACGCCGCCTCAAACACCCCGATCAACTGACGTGTAAACGTCCCGTCACTATCGGTCTTTCGATAGGCCCGGAGCGCACGTAAGCGTGTGGCCGCACTCCCGGTATTAGTCGTCACCGCCGAGGAGTTCTGCTTGCTATAGCCAGGAATCTTCTTAGCACGGCCGAGTTTATCAATCCAGAGATTCCGACTTCCCGAGGAGGAATAGATCGCTGGCAACGCAACCGAATGAATCCCTTCCTGGGTGCCAAGAAAGACAGAAAAGACCTGGGTCTGGATGGGATACGACATTAAGTAGTCACCACGAAAAAAGCCGTTCCCTGCGTCGGCGTCAGGCGCGTCGGCCCTGAACCACGGTACACCTCATCCCCGGTCGCGAGCGAGAGTACCCGGTACGGACGAGATTGCACCTCATTCAACGAAAGATGGTCTCGAAGACCCGTGAGGGTCATCGCAAACTGATCGTCCTGGACCGCCGCATAAGATCGAGAAACTCCGTAATGAGGATGTGGCTCAAAGGTCCAATGCTGGGAAAGAAGACTCGGGAATGGATGGGGTCCGCCGCCATCACCCACGCGGGTTGATGTCCAGTTGGCAATATCGGGTGGCACCGATGGGAGCACCGATGAGAGCACATGCTGAAGCTGTGCGCCTGATCCGTGATGAGATTCCCCTCGGTCATTCAGTACACCGTAAACATCATGATGGGCAGACATCGCACACCCGCAGACAAACGCGGTCAGCAATGCCGATGCCGCCACGTCCACATCGCGTCCCTGGCGACTCCGATCCCAGCGTTGATGCTCATTATCAATCACTACTGATGGGCACCCGGCGATCCCATGCTTGGCGTGCCACGGCTGGCGCACCCAGCGCCACGGCCCTTCGTCGGTATTGTCTCGACGAGGAAAATGCACCGTCGTCACCGTCGCAGGACCATCACGATGAAGATCGACGAGCCGCTCCTCAAGATTCTCCCAGTCTGGGGCAGCCGCCGCCGAGAGAGCAAGCGGCACATCGCACCGATCACGAAAGACCTCGCCTAGTTGTCGAACCTCGTCATCTTCCCACCCATTGTCCCGATGGTTCCACTCATTAGCAATTTCCACACACGCGACTTGCTCGGGATATTGCTTGGCGAGCTCGGCCCATTCTCGAACAAAATAGGCAGGTTCAGAGATAAGGTGTCGTCGTGTAAAGCAGGTAATCTCTGACCGTAAGCCATACGACGCAAGAAGATTAGTCGTCCGCTCCATTAACGAGAAATAATTTGGAGTCTGCACGTCAGTCCCACCAGGCCAGTCATGACTTCCAAACCATCGAACATAGGTCATTCCAGCCCCGGATGCCCACGCCGCAAATCGGTCAAGATGGCCCTGGTTATAACGTGTAGCCCAGGGAGCCCAGAATGCACTTACCCCAGCTAAGGGAAAGGGTCCGGTATCGTCTCGAAATGATCGACCTTCGAGTCGAAGGGGACCTTTGAGCGGCCGACCGGTCGTCGTGGGAAGAGGCTGAATCGCTTGGAGAATGTCAGAGACTGACCCGAAACGGTCTTGTTCCCAGATGGCTCTCCACTTCGCCTGATTAATGACCCCCTGCCGATCGAGTCGTCCCACCTCAGTCACGCGACTGATCACCGCCTGTTCAAAAGCGTGAGGAGACTCAGTTAGAAGTAGAAACGCCGAATCCTTATGGGCGTTGGCGATCCACCACTCATAATCCGGGGCATTCATGGAACTCGGTTTTCACATTACTCTGAGAGTTAATCTACCGATGGCGGATTCAATGGTTCGATTACGGGATACCCATCCTCGTCCGTCCACTCCGTCTCAAGCATGTGTTGATCCTGGCGATTCGCCACCACCATCCAACTCACCGTGTCGGTGCAGGTAGCTTCCTCACAGTCGATGGAGAGGGTCTTCCCACTCACCGATCCGCGCACATGCTTCCACCCTGTTTCATTGCTCGTAAAAACCTGTTCATCACGACAGAGCAACACCCAGGTGCCACTCGTCATCCCGGCCGCGACATCGAGATCCACGGTCGCCGATCCATCAACGAGATCGACCGACCCTCGATAAATCAGTAACGCTTCATTTGATTCGACGAAGCTATGGACGAGGCGATGTGTCTCGTTCTTTGACGGATGAGGATGAGCAATATTGAATGACCCTGAGCCTTTCGAGACAGACCCCACCACGACGAGATTTCCATCGAACTGGACATTCCCTTCATCGACCCATAGAGAATAATTACTACTGGCTTCAGAAGGAGCCGACGAGACATATAACGAGGCCGCAGCGGTCACAGCACCGCCTGACCCAACTGTAATATCAGGTTCGGCAACGAAAACTTGCACGACTCGAGTAACGGTCTCACTCGCAGGAGTCGTCACAGTCGTGGTGAAGTACGCGCCCTCGGTTTTATTGTCTCCACTCGCACAGGTGAGTGCGCCATCCACGAGCAGCCCCGTCACACGCGAGGACGCGCCGCCACTTGTAAAACTTCCGGTTAATAGAAGGCGAGCGTAATCGACGACACTGCCCCCAAACACATGCGGCCCCGTGCCGACCACCGTTAAATCGCCATTGAGTGTGGCATCGCCTGTGACGGCCACCGCGCCTGTCCCGTTACCGATTAAGAGGCGTCCGCTCGTAAATGTGGTCGCGCCGGTCCCGCCACGGGCCACACCAAGGGTACCCGACGAGATATTGCCCGCATTCAGCGTTGTGAGGTGCGCGCCACTGAGATCGTCAATAATCGTTGAACTCAACGGGCCGTTAATCTTGCCGTCCGTCCCGACCAAGGCCACATCCCCAGTCCCGATATTGAGTCCTCCCCCGACATCCAGCGCACTTGCGCCGGTCCCGCTAACCGTCAAGCCCGTGAATTGTGGGCTATCACCCGTGCCCACCCCGATGCTGGTGCGGAGCGTGGCCCCGCTTTCAGCAACCGGATCGCCGGTCCCGTCCCCGACAATCATTTGTCCATCGGTCAGGACGGCCATAGCGGTAATCGCGCTCGACCCACTGCCCAAGAGAACCCCACCATCGGTAAGCGTGCTGACACCAGTTCCACCGTAGGCCACACCAACGTCCGTTCCCTGCCACACACCGGTCGCCACCGTGCCAAGGATCGTGATCCCAGAAGAACTTCCGACATCCAATGTCGTAGGATCTCCTGACGCATCCCCAATCAGAATTACGCCATCCCCTAACACCGCCGTGGCCGTAATCGCACTGGTGCCACTCCCGAGCAGTACTCCACCATCCGTCAAGGAGGTCGCTCCCGTGCCCCCCTTCCCAACTGCCAAGGTGCCAGTCGCATTCGCGGCCGCGAGATAATACGTGCCTTCCTGGTCGTCCAGCTTGTCGGCGTTCAGATTGGTGCATTTGGTCGTGGACGCGATGACTAAGGGAATCGTCCCGGTAGCAACATCACTTTCAAAGGTATTCGACCGGATCTCGTAGCCCCCGGCGTCCCAGTTCGCAGAAAGCGCGATTGATCCATCGGCCTTTACGAAAGCCGTCGCCTGGAGACCATCGAGTTTGTCGGCATCAAGATTTGCGACGACCGCCGCCCCTGACACAATGGCAAACGGAGCATTGGTGCTCCGACTAAACGTATGGAGCCCCGTGATGGTATAGGCGTTCTCTTCCGTAACAACGGTGTTACCAGAGAGATCCGCGTCAGTATTAGCAACTTGAATGTCAGCCATCTATTTAGGCTTTCTCATGCCCCAAAATGAAAATTGATCTAATCCTCTTTCTAGTGCTTCTCTAAGTTCATCGTCTTTCTTCTTGTTCTCCATCATCTTCGCAATAAATCGCTCTTGTCTACTTGGCGGCTGATCAACTGGTCTCATCCCTAATTCTTCGCTTCCCGTTCGGTAAATACTCTTCCACCCTTGCGGGGCCTTAGAAAGCTTTCTTATCTTTTTTCGACGAATAGCAGATGGTTCCCCTTTTGCAACTTTAGGAGGATGTCGTCGTTTCATCATTACGCCTCGACATACACGAGTGCTCCATCCACCGACTGCGACCCGCCGAGCTCCAGATTCAGCAAGGTCGCCGCAGAGGTTTCAAACCAGCCCACCGGATTGAACGGTAGCACGATGGTCTGACCGGCCGTGGGTCCCATCTGTCCCGTTAAGGCCGTGCCATCCGCCCCATCCTCGAAGCGAATCGTGACGGCCGTACCCGTCATGGTCAAGAACGCCGCCAGCACCCGAATCTTTTTCCCCGTGACGGCCGCGACGAGGGTATTGTTTCCACTAGAGGCCGCATCAATCTTGGCCCGTTTAACAAGCTGAATACTCCACGTATCGGTAAAATCTTCCTGCCCCATGTGGCACTCCTATTCTGTGTGCATATACCGGTAGTCATACCCTGGCGCTCGATCACGATTAAACCGCGACATGGTCTGAATCACCGGACCAAAGACTTGCATCCCGAGATCAACGATCGGAGCCGCTTCATCATCCTTCCCAACCCGCAGCATTCGCACCGAAAACTGGGCAATGGGGAGTAGGACAATGTCAGGATAGGCAAATGTCCCACCAGCCGTGATATCTGATGCCGCTTTCATTCCGTAATAGCGAACGGTATGCGTGCCGTTCGGGAGCGGATCCCAGTAGATATTGCTCCCATTCGTCCAGTAGCGTGCCGGTCGTCCCGTCGTTTCCGACTGGGTGTATACCGATCCACTCGACGAATAATGGTCCCCGACTGGTCCGATTCGATCGAGATCCCAGGCAGGACGACTCGTGTCCGGGTCAATAAACTGCAGGCGGTCCAACCGCGTCAGGCCCGTAGGATAGGCCGTCGCCTCCGTATCGGCCGACGTTGTCACCGTACCGACTGAGGACCCCATCATATTTGGCTGAAGCGCCATCATGGACTCGAAGTGGTCCTGCGCGGCATTTAAGGCGCGAAGTCCTAGCGTGACCCCAGTTTCACCAGATTGGAGTTGGAGGCCACGATCCATTACCTCCATCGTGTCAAGTAGCGTCTGTCCCGTTGCCACGATCTAGTCTCCTGCGTGATGGTTGGCGAATTTACTCCCCGAGGACTGCCCACACATGCTGACCTTGATTTTCGTGTAGTCCCAATGATCAGATCCCGCATCCTCTAATCCCTGCTCACGACTCGCATCACGATCCGCCTGATCACGCTGCGCTTCGTCCTCAATCCGTGACCAATAAGCCTTCCCAGATCCCCACTTAAACCCACTCTGCTCATAGCACGCCGCCATGATGCGCTCATCAAGAGGGACGTATCGGTGCTGGGAATCTTCAGCAACAAAAAGAAGCAGCCAGCCGTGCTGAATGCGTGGACGCCGATACCACACTAACCAGCGTTCCTTGAGAGGATGCCAGGTGATATCGAGGTCGGGGTGCATTGACTGAAGGCGACGACGAAATCTCTCTGGCGCAAACCGCACCCCGAACCGATTGGGATGCCAGAATTGCAGAGACTCCTCACGAGGCGGGGCCAAAAAGGACGACACCGGTAAATGAATCTGGTCGTCCGACATCGTTAGCCGAAGATTTTCAATCCGAACTCACGCACCCGATCGTCCTTACTGGTCTTGCAATGGCGCGACATCCGGGCCCGTGCCATGTTGTAAGCACTACGGGATTCAGTGTTATAGCTCGTGCTCCATCCATCCACAGGACACTGAAGATTGCCCTTCTCAGCATCATGCACTAATGCTTCGGGGATCGGTTCTTCCTCGTGTACCCACGGAGGATTGAAGTCCTGTAAGGTCATTTCCTTCAAGGGGACGCGGAATGAATGTCGATTCCCCTTATCATCGATCCAGGTCGTGACCTGATGAGAATCTGATCCGATCCCCCCACGATGCGGACGCCCCTTGCCATCCCAGGCATGGAGCGTGGGAAAGCGTGGCGCACCCCGCTTCGACATCTCAATCCATTTGTCTGATTCAGTTAAATACGTCTTGATGGTGGAGATGATGGCCTTCTGACCCGTCCAGGTATTTCCTCGATGCTTCTTGAGTTCGTCCAGTTCATAGATCGCACCCAGGACTTCCCGCACCGTCACAGGATTGACCCCAGT